GGAACATTAACAGCCGCTACAGGTACTTTTGTTTATCAAATATTTGAATCCTCTTCAACTATTATAACATCTGGATCAAATATATTTGGTGATAAACAAAATGATATTCAACAAATTACAGGTAGTTTAAAAGTAACTGGATCTGTATCTTCAAGTGCTGGATTTAGTGGATCATTTGTAGGAGATGGTTCTGGATTAACAGATTTAGCTGGTGGGGGCCCATTTTCACAAACTGGATCCTTTTTTGCTACTTCAAATGATATTCAAATAACAGGATCATTAAATGCTACTTCTGTTACAGAAACCTCAGCTTTAAGGTATAAAAAATATGTTAAACCCTTAAGATCTCAATCTGATAATATATATAAATTAAGACCTGTACATTTTAAATGGAAAGATAATAATAGAGGAGATATAGGTTTAATAGCAGAAGAAGTAGGAGAAGTATATCCTGAATTAGTTTCGACGGGTGTTGATGGTAGTGCGGAGGGAATAAGCTATACCAAATTAACAGCAGTTCTTATTAAAACAATTCAAGAATTGTCTGCTCGTATAGATAAATTAGAAAATAAAAATTAAATTAAAATAAGTTATGGCAATTAAAAAAACAAAAATAACAGAAGAAGAATTAAAAGAATTAGAAAATTTTCAACAAACCATTAATACTATTACGTTTCAATTAGGTCAACTATCATTGAGAAAATTGAATTTAGAAAGTGAAGAAAATAATCTAAAAAATCAATATTCTAGTTTATTACAAACAGAAAAAGAATTAGGTGATAGATTAAAAGAAAAATATGGTGATTCACAAATTGATTTAAAAACTGGTGAGCTAATCCAATCAGAATAATATTTTTTAAATTTTCTTATATATTTATTAATAGACAAAATAATTTGATAAACAATGGCTGAAACTTTACTTTCCCCGGGAATATTAACACGTGAAAATGATCAAACGTTAATAACAGAGGGTCCTATAACTGCGGGTGCCGCTATATTAGGCCCAACAGTAAAAGGCCCAGTAAATATACCAACGTTAGTTACTTCATATAGTGATTACAAAAATAAGTTTGGTGCTGCATTTGAAAGTGCTAGTATCAAATACGAATACCTAACTTCAATAGCAATTAATAATTACTTCCAACAAGGTGGTGAAACAATGCTTGTTACTCGTATAGTATCAGGTACATTTTTACCTGCAACAGGTTCAATACCTGCTATAGGTACAGGATCAGGTGATTATACTACTGCATCATTTACTTTAGAAACTTTATCTCAAGGAGAGATAATGAATAACTCTGGTAGTGTTTCTACTAGTGGATCATTAGTAAGTGGATCGGGAGACAATGTTAGATTTGAAATAGCGAATGTAGATTCAGGAAGTGGACAATTTAACTTGTTAGTTCGTCAAGGAAATGATACTAATGCTAATAAAATAATATTAGAATCTTGGGCAGGTTTATCATTAGATCCAAATTCAGACAATTATATTGAAAAAGTACTTGGTAATCAAAGAAAAACTTTCTCTACTGTTGATGGTGGACAAGTTAATATTACTGGTTCTTATACAAATAACAGTAAATACGTAAGAGTATCTGCTGTAAATAGTCCTACATTTAATTATCTTGATAATGAAGGTAATTTTAAAGCAGAATATACACAATCATTACCAAAAGTAGGTAGTGGTAGTTTTATGCAATATCAACAAGAGGGTGCATTTGGTGGTGCAAAAGGTAAAGTATATGGTAATGGAGCTAATGGAAATACTAAATTAAAAATGTTTGAAGAAATTGATGTTTCATCAATTCAAGGTCTAGAACCAGCATATTATACAGCTTCACTTTCATTATTAGAAAATCAAGATGAATATGATTATGAATTATTAATAGCACCTGGTGTTACAATTCAAAATGGTGCTGGAGCAGTAACATCTATGATTTCAACAGTTGATACAAGAGGAGATGCAATGGCAATAGTTGATACAAGAAATTATGGATCTACTATTTCTCAAGCAGTTACAAGTGCTGCAACTCAAGATACTAGCTACGCAGCTACTTATTGGCCTTGGGTTCAAGTATTATCAAATGAAACAGGAAAATTAGTTTTTGTACCTGCTTCAACAGTAATGGCTGGAGTATATGCAACAAACGATAGATTAGGAGCTGAGTGGTTTGCACCTGCTGGATTTAATAGAGGTGGTGTTGGAGGAACAATTCAAGCAGAAAGAAAATTATCACCTTCTCAAAGAGATACTTTGTATCTAGCAAAAGTTAACCCAATTGCAACATTCCCAGGACAAGGACCTGTGGTATTTGGCCAGAAAACACTACAAACAAAAGCTACATCATTAGATAGAGTAAATGTACGTAGATTATTAATTGAACTTAAACGTGTAGTTGGTCAAGTAGCTGAATCATTATTATTTGAACAAAATACACAAGCTACAAGAAATAGATTCTTAAATCAAGTTAACCCTTATTTAGAATCGGTACAACAAAGACAAGGATTATTTGCTTATAGAGTAGTAATGGACTCTACTAACAATACAGCTGAAGTAATTGATAGAAATCAAATGGTAGGTCAGATATTTATCCAACCAACTAGAACAGCTGAATTTATAATCTTAGATTTCAATATAACTCCTACAGGAGTAGAGTTTTAAAAAAATTAAATAGATAATATTTATAATAAACATAAAATAAGATGGCAGTATTAGATCCAAACGAAATAATGTTCACCGCATTTGAACCTAAAGTTCAAAACAGGTTTATAATGTATATTGATGGGATACCGGCTTACTTAATAAAGACAGCGTCGGCTCCTGGATTTGAAGCAGGTGAAATTATCTTAGATCATATTAACGTTTACCGTAAAGTAAAAGGTAAAGTAAGATGGAATGATATGACTATAAGCTTATATGATCCCGTGACACCTTCTGGTGCACAAGCTGTAATGGAGTGGGCACGTTTAGCTCACGAATCAGTAACTGGTAGAGATGGTTACTCTGATTTCTACAAAAAAGACATAACACTAGATATTTTAGGTCCAGTAGGAGATATAGTTGGAGAATGGATTATAAAAGGAGCTTATGTTAAAACAGCTACATTTGGAGATTATGATTGGTCTACTGATGCCGCAATTGATCTACAATTAACTCTAGCAATGGATTATTGTATATTGAATTTCTAAAAATTTTACCCCTCCTACCCTTGAATCAGGTACTCAATTTTGAGTACCTTTTTCTTTTTTATATATTTATATCCAAACAGTTATTAAATGGAAAAAGTTGCAGAAAAATCAAAATTTAAATTCCCAACAGAAGTTGTCGAATTACCATCTAAAGGATTAATATATCCCAAGGATAATCCCTTATCCAGCGGTAAAATAGAAATGAAATATATGACTGCTAGAGAAGAAGATATTTTAACTAATCAAAATTATATTTCTAAAGGTATAGTTTTAGATAAATTAATTGAATCATTAATTGTATCTAAAGTTAATTATAATGATATTATAGTAGGAGATAAAAATGCATTATTAATTGCATCTCGTGTATTGGGATATGGTAAAGATTATAGTTTTAAAGGATATAGTAGAGCAGAAGGGGGTATTAAAGAATTTAATATAGATTTAACTACTTTAAAAGATAAAATGTTAAAGAAAAAAGATTTAAATGAAATAGGTATAAATGAATTTAGTTTTGAATTACCTCATACTAAAAAAGCAATAACATTTAAACTTTTAACTCATGGTGATGAAAAATCTATTGAAAAAGAAGTAGCAGGCCAAAACAAAATTAGACCTGATTCAAACCCAGAAGTTTCAACTAGATTAAAATATCAAATATTATCAGTAGAAGGCAATAGTGATAAAAAAACTATCAGAGAATTTGTAGACTTTCAGTTATTAGCAAGAGATTCTAAAGCATTAAGAGATGAAGTAAAAAGAGTATCTCCTGATGTTGATTTAAAATATACCGGGGAAGATGGCGAGGAGGACATCAATATCCCCATTAATCTTAACTTTTTTTGGCCTGACGCCTGAATATAGGCAAAATCTATTTACTCAAATTCATGAAATTGTATTCCATGGTAGTGGTGGTTATGACTTCCATACTGTTTATAATATGCCTATATGGTTAAGGAATTTTACTTTTAAGAAATTAGAAGAACATTATAAAAAACAGCAAGAAGCTTATGATAAACAGAGCAAAACACTTAAAAATTCTAAAGAAATTGCACGACCTAACATAGACCCATCAAAAACATATAACGCTAATATCGCAAAGAAAACGTAAGATTTCCGCGAGAAAATTTGGCTACCCGGGAGACCTTTTGTATATTTATGGCATAAATAAAAAAAGTAAATAAAAGGTTATGTTAAATTCAAATTCAAATTCAAAACAAATAAGAAATTCATGGAAACCGGTTGCGGTTAAAATGAATGATTTATCATTCGATGATAAACTATTTATCCCAATGCCTACAGGTAGTAAAGTAGATCCTTTATTTTCTGCCGAAGGTGGGTTAATGAAAGGTACCAATTATGCTATAGTTGGTGATCCTGGTGTTGGTAAGTCTACAGTTATGTTAGATATAATTGCAGATCTTAATCAAAAAGATCAAGATGTTTTATTCATTTCTGGAGAGATGAACGAAATAGATATGCACGGTTATGTAAAAAGATACCCTAAATTTGGTGATTTACCAATTTTATTTATGGGTGATTACGTTGATAAAGATCCTTTAGTAGTTCTTCAAAGCATATTATCCAAAGGATGGGATGTTGTATTAATAGATTCCATGGCAGAGGTAGTTAGTGCTGTTGCAGATTTTCATAAAGGTTTTACTAATAAAAAAGCCGAAACTAAAATATTAGAACTCCTAGAAAAGCATAATAAAGCTAATAATATAGGAAAAGTCAATACTGCGTTTTTAATAATTCAGCAGGTAACTAAAATGGGTGAATTTGCCGGTTCAAATAGGTTTAAACACATGATGACTGGTATGGCTCATTTAAAGTTTGTAGATCAAGGAAGATGTATGTTCTTTAGTAAGAACAGAAGAGGTGGAGAAATGAATGCCTTGTTTTTCTCCTTGGGTGCAGGCAAAAATGTGGGATGGTTGGATACTCAACCGATGAATTCCCTCGATTAACCTTTACTTTTTTATTTTAAGAGGTCCTTCGGGACCTCTTTTTTACATTAATATTTATATGGGATAAACCCTATATATGACACCCGAAGAATTAGAAAGAGAAAGGCAATATAACGAATTATTAAATTCACGTGCTGGTATATCATCTCAATTAGTAGATGATCAACAAGACCTTACTAATGCCTTATTAGATCAAGTAAAAAATTTAGATGTTGCTAAACAACAACAATCTGAAATAAGATCACTTACTAGAGCTATATCTAGATCTGCTCAGGATAATTATGCTATTTCTCAAAATCAATTAGGTACTGAAAAAAATCTTACAAATTTAAAAAAGCAACAAGAAGAGCTTGATAAAAGAGCAAGAAATATTAATAGATTAAAAAATCAAGAATTATCTACTTCTGATACATTAAACTATGATATAAAAGAATCATTAGATGAACAATATAGATTAATTATACAACAAAAACAAGAATTAAATGAAGTTGTAACTGCATCTAATAAAATAGCTAATAATATAGGTGTTAAAACTTTTAGTGGATTACAAAAAATAGTAAAATCAATTCCAGGATTAAAAGGTCTTAGTAAACCTTTTGATGATGCCGCCCAAGCTTCATTAGAATCAGCTCAACAAGGAGAAAAATCAGCTTTAGCATTTGCAAAGGGTGCAAATGCATTTATAGATTCGGCAGGTTTAGCTATATCTTTTGCTTCTATTTTAAATTCTTTCTTTGCTTTAAATAAAGAACAAACTGAGTTTAGAAGACTTACTGGAGAAACTGTTGCTATAAGTGATACTTTAAATGATAGTTTAATAACTACAATTGATTATATTGCTCAAGCTAGTGCCTTAACAAAACAATTTGGTTTTAATGCTACTGTAGCATTTGATGCTTTCAATATCCAAGCAGCATCAGAATTAGAACAATTAATGGGGTTAGCTGCTGAAGAAGCTGGTAATCTTGCTTTATTTGCTCAAGTTAATGGTGAAAATTTAGATGCAGCTGGAGATGAATTATTTGCTCAAATAGGACAAATTAATAAAGCAAATAAATCTGCTGTATCCCAAAAATTAATATTCCAAGATATTGGGAATATATCAAAATCTATAGGTTTAACTTTTGGTGGTAATCTTAAGTTAATAGGTGAGGCCGCTCTTGAAGCCAGACAATTAGGTATTAATTTAGCACAAGTTGATAAAATAGCAGAAGGATTATTAAATATAGAACAATCTATTGCTGCTGAATTTGAGGCTGAAGTTATTTCAGGTAAACAATTAAATTTAGAACAAGCAAGATATTTTGCTTTAACTAATGATTTAGCGGGGGTAACAAGAGAAATAGGAAAGAATCAGGAAGTAATTAATTCTTTTGCTACTGGTACTAGAATTGAACAAGAAGCTATTGCTGGTGCTATAGGATTAAGTAGAGATGAAATATCTGAAATGATATTTCAACAAAAACTTTCAGCAGGTATTTCTCAAGAAGAAGCTGCTAGATTAGCTGGGATGACCAAAGAAGATGCTATGAGATTATCTCTACAAGAGAGTATAAATAAATCTTTAGCAAAATTAACAGAAGTATTAGCTGGTCCTTTAGATATGTTAGCCCAAATGGCTAGTAGTGCTGGTATATTATATACAACCATAGGACTTATTGCTACAGTATCTTTAGCTAAAACTATAGCTGGTTTTGCTGCTATGGCTCTACAATCAGGGGCAATTGCAGCTAGTTCTATTGCTACTGCAAGTGCTGTTACTTTTGGAATAGGATTAGTTGCTATTATAGCAGGTATGGTTGCTATGGCAAATGCTACTAAAAAAGCACAAAATGAACTTTCAAATGTTGGAGATGCTATTTTACCTGCTTCAGGTGGACCAATTGTATCAACAATGGAAGGGGGATTATTTCAAGGTACTAGAAATGATGATGTTTTAATAGGACCTGGATTAGCAAGAGGAGGAAGAAATCAAGGTTTATCTAGAGAGGATGTAAGTGCTATTGCACTAGCTGTTAGAGATGGTGCTTCTAACGCTCAAATTAATTTAGATGGTGGAAGAGTATCAAACCGAATACAACCACCATTAGCAATGAATACAAGAAAATATTCGGTTTAAAATATTTATAATAAATAAAATCAATAATTATGGCAATTAACGGAACAGAACAATTATCTAACCTAAGTAGAGAAGGAAAACAAAATGATATTCCATCTCCTAC